ATTTGGGAGCAGAGGCCGATGCCGAATAAATGGGCGCCCAGGGGTTTGTAAAATATTTTTCACTTCCTCCGATGTCTCTCCATCCATGCCTGCACCTTGTCTCGCTCACGCTGTTGGTGGTTCTCCTTGGTGTCCTTGCCCATGCGGTGGTGTATCTCCTTATGGCATTCGTAGCAGAGGCTCTGCAGGTTCGTCCATCGGTAGGCCAGCGCCCTGCACTCGTCGTCGGTCCTTCCGCTCTCCACTGGCACGATGTGGTGGACGCAGCGTGCACTCCGCACATACCCTTGCTCCTGGCACCGCTCGCACAGTGGGTTCGCTTCCATCTTCCTGTTGCGCAGCTCTCGCCACTCGCGGCTGTTCATGATCTGGACGTATAGCTTACTGTGCATCCTTGGCCTCCTTCTCGAACATGTCCATGTTTCTCTGCCTTCCCCTCTTCGGCTTGTTGCCGTAGTCTATGGTCTCGCGTCCGTACCATGAGGAGTTGTAGGTGAAGCCGTAGTCGCTGCGGTTGCAGTCCTCGAACTCCTGGCGGATGGCTGCGTCGTCCAGCTGCGTGATGGTGTGCGCGTCGATCATCAGCGTGAGGAGCTCCACGAGGTTGTTGCACTGCAGGTCCTCGGCTATGCGCTTGAGCTTGCGGTAGTGCTCCGGCAGCAGCACCTCCACCATGCGGTCGAAGATGTCCATCACGTTGACTGTCTGCTGCCACTGTCCGAACAGCGGGCGCTCCACCATTATGGCCCTGCGTCCCTTCTTGTGCCCTGCCGGGTCGAATAGGATGTACAGTGCCTCCCCGATGTCCTTGTCGGTGAATGGGTCGGCGAGGTTGATGGTGTCCTTCCATCCCTCCAGGTGCTCGAAGATGCTCATGGCCTTCTCCATGTCCTCGGATAGGTTGTGCCTGTCGTCCATGTAGCGGACGATGGTGTCGAGTACCATCTGGATGAGCTCGTAGGTGCTCATGCCTCTCTTGTGTGCGAGTCGCTTGATTCGCCTTGCCACGTCGGGGTGTGCTTTCGTGGCGATGACGACGTACTTGTCCTTGCTCATTTCCTATACTTTTTCAATAATTCGGACAGTCCTTGAAGTAGGTTGTCCTGCGATTTGTCCTTCTTGTCGATGGCGGCAGCAGCCAGCTCGTCTACAGTTCCAGGTACGACGAGTCGATACACCATCACCGGGTGCATCTGCCCCATTCGGTGAAGCCTTGCGTTCGCCTGCTGATATAGTTCAAGATTCCATCCCGTACCGTACCACACGATGATATGCCCTCCCTGCTGCATGTTCAGGCCAAAAGCCGTCGATGCCGGATGCGCCAGAAGCACATCTATTCTCCCGGCGTTCCAGTCCTCAAGCTGCTTGGCCCCTTCGTATTGCTCCACACGGAGGCTTTTCAGAGTGTCCTTGATTCTGAAGGCGTCGTGCTTGAACTGGTAGAACACCAACACGCCTCCGTCTGCGGCTTCCACGATTTCCTCAAGTGCTGTCAGTTTCTCGTCGTGTATCGTATGCACTTGGTGGTCCTCGTCGTATATCGCTCCGTTGGCATACTGGCTCAACTTGTTCATGAGGCCAAGGGCCGATGCGGCGACAATCTCCTCATTGTCCTTGGCTATCTCCAGCACGCTTTCCCGCTCAAAGTCCTCATAGCCTTTCCGTATCTTCTCAGGCAGCGTCACTCTCACCGTATTCATTATCATGTCAGGAAGAGTGATGTAGTCCTTCGCCTGCATGGTCATGCAGATGTCTGCTATCTTGTCGCGAATGATCTTCTCACATCCGGGCTTCACGTTCTGCCGCACGATGATGTTGTTGCGGCGGTAGAGGTCGAAGTAGGTGTCGCGGTATCTGCCGACGAACTTCCCAAGACGCTCGCCCATGTCGACGCAGTACATCTGCGCCCAGAGGTCGATGAGGCCGTTCGGTGCCGGAGTTCCCGTCAGACCGACAACACGGTCAAACTGCGGTGTCGTCATGCGCATGGCCTTGAACCTTTTGCTCTTCGGCGACTTGAAGGATGTGAGCTCATCTATCACCAGCATGTCCCATGGCATCCTGCCCTTCACATATCCCACAAGCCATACATAGGAATCACGGCCTATCACATATACATCGGCATCGGTGTCGATGGCGGCCATGCGCTGCTTCGGTGTGCCCATGATAGGCATGACGCGAAGTGTCAGGTGGTCCCATTTGCTTGCCTCCTGGGTCCATGTGGTCTCGGCCACCTTCTTGGGAGCCACAACAAGCACCTTGCTCACCTCACAGTTGTCGATGAGGTCTTGGATGGCCGTCAGCGTAATCACGCTCTTACCAAGTCCCATGTCGAGGAACAGGCAGCAGCGGTTCTTGTCCATCACCCACCTCTGCGCTCTTCTCTGGTATTCGTATGCCTTGTATATCATTTCAGTATCTCGTCAACTTTGTCCTTGCTGTCTACCACATACACCTCGAAGCCCATGCTTCTCAGTCTTGCCATGCGATACTCTTGTATCTTTCTCGGCTTCTCACCTCGACTCTTCACCTCTACCCAGGTGGCTTTTCCTCCAGGCCATAGAAGCAGCCTGTCTGGGTATCCTATGTCCGTGAAGCTGCTGAACTTCAGGCTGAGGCCTCCCATCGCTTTCACCTTCCTTGTGAGATATGCCTCTATGGATTTCTCACTCCTATCGGCATGCTCGGTTAGATTCTTTATGCTTCGTCCGTCCATTGTAAAATCTTCTTACTCGCAAAAACCTGCCATGCAACAATGCAACAAACGCAGCAAAGTTTTCTGAAAACTTTTACGCGGAGTATTTCTCACGCGCGCGCGTATAGGGGCGTGATTTATGCTATTTCTATACATATATTTATTCCGATACACTTTTTATAAATATTTTGTTGCATTTGTTGCATATAGTTATAACTCTTTGAATCTTTGGAATTTAGGCTGCAACAAAGAAGCGCTTTTTTCTTGTTGCATTTGTTGCTCTTGTTGCGCCTCTCTTTAGGCGTGCAACAAAGTGTTTGTTGCATTTTTGCCTTGTTTGTTGCATTTTTGTCCATTATAAGTCCTCGTCTTCGTAAAGAATTTTCTTTCTAAAACCTCTTTGCCTCCCGTAGAGATAGCTGACATGGTTGAGTGTCGACACTTCTTCCCACTGCCTGTTGCCTCGCATGATAGAGTTGAACTTCTTCGCCAGCATCCTGAACTCCTTGTCTCCGAGGTCCCGTCTGAGATACTCGCAGATGAACTCCGCTGCGCATACCTGAAGCCGTTGGTCGGTGGCCGCTTCAGAGTTCTCATCGGGGTCGTGGACGTATGATCTGCGCTGCTGCAGGCTCATCGTTCCCCAGCTGGGCGGTATTGGCCGGGAGATGAACTCCTCCACCATGCCCACCATCGGGTCGTCCACGCTCTCATGGTGTGTCTCCTGAGTGACTCTTGCCGCCGCTTCCATCTCCTCGTTGAGGAACAGTCTCTCGCCTTCCCGCCATCTTTTGACAGCCTCGGCCCATATCTGGTCGCGTTCTTCTTCAAGTTTTTGGAACACCTCAGCCACAGGTCTCCCGGTGCCGTGACAGTCCACCACGATGAACCTGCGGTTGCCTGTGTCACCTTTGAGGAAGGCTGTCTCGTTGGTCGTGCCGCAGAACACGCAATGGCGAGGGAAGCTCTCAGTCACGACTCCGTATGCAGGTCTGAACTTGTCCTCTTGCTTGGTGATGAATGCCTTGATGGGTTCCACTTCCGACTTCTTCAGTCCCGAGAGTTCTGACAGCTCGAATATCCAATCCTCTTTCACCTGCTCCATGGCCTGCTTGCCATCCATCCCAGCGAGCGACAGTGTGTCGTTGTACCACTCGCCGCCCATGATTCTCAGCAGTGTGCTTTTCCCGATTCCCTCAGGTCCGGCGAGGATGAGGCAGATGTCATACTTGCATCCCGGTTTCATGGCCCGTGCCACTGCAGCGGTGAAGTGCATCCGTGTGACAGCCCTGTTGAGCGGATTGTCCTCTGCCCCGAGCAGGTCAATGAGCAGCGTGTCGAGTCGCTCAGTGCCGTCCCATCGCAGCGACTTGAGGTATTCTTTCAGCGGGTTGCGCCCGTGCTTGGTGAAGACTGCGGTCACGGCATCCCGTATCTTGTCCTTGCCCTCCATGCCGTAGATGTTCTCAAGGTATGCCCTTAGGTTGGCGTCGTCCACATTGCTCCACTTCGTCGCGTCTTTCCTCCATGGCAGGCCTCCCTCTATCATGTCCACGCATCTGAACTCATCGCGCCATAGGTGCCCTTTCAACAGTTTGTCGTTCTCAAGGATGATGGTGGCGTTCTTGATGGTGCTTTTAGGTTTCCCCGACTTGTCGGTGGTCAGGTCACCCATCCAGTCGTAGTCCTCGTCGTCGGTATCATCTAGCGAGTCAAAGTCATCTTGAGCGCTTTTCACCCTCTCCTCGATGGCCAGTTTGGTCACCTTCTTGTCCTTCAGCACGAAGTCGGTCATGGCCTTGTAGCTGGGGGCCTTGGTCACATCGCTGTATGTCTGCGTGTCCTTATCTCCGAAGAGATGCACCCGCACGAGGTCGAATGCGTTCCACTCGTGCCCTCCTGCAGGGTCCGTCGCATGGAATGACTGGGCGAACTTACCCTCATAGCAGACGAGGCCGTTGGCCATTGTTCCCTTCTTGAAGGTGTACCTTCCCGGAGTCGTCGTCGGCTCGTAGACATCGCTAAGGAATGTCTCGATAGCATCCTCTATGGTGTACGCACGGCAGAAGGCTCCGATGAGTCCCGGCTTTGCCGTCGGGTCTCCCATCTTCTTCCTCGATGCTTCCCGGATGTCACCTTCGTGTTCAGATCGTGGCCACTCCGACACATCGTGCCAGTCCACATAGGTGCCGAGCACCCCGTCTGGGTCGAGCCAATCGCCCTCCTGGTTGTCGAAGAAGAACTCCGCGCCATCGCTCGCGCTTGGCCAGTACATCAGTCTGCTGGCCTCGTATGTCGTCGGGTCGAACATCTCAATGCCTACGCTGTCGGCCACTCTCCTTCCGATGGGCTCATACTCCTCGGGTGTCACGTCTCTCGACAGTGGTACGACGAGTCGGTATCTCGGCGAGCTGCTGGTGTGCTTGTGGGTGCTGTATATGAGCGCCTCGCACTTGTAGTGTCTCCTGAAGGCATCCCACGCCCCGGAGGCATGATTGTCGAGGTCGAGTGTGAGGACGCTGCGCAGTCGCACGCTGTCCCTTTTCCTCTTTCCTCCGTTGAGATACCCACCGACGAAGCCGCCGACATCCTTGATGTTGCTTTGCTCGTCCTTCGACATGTGCATGTACTCACCCTGTGTCTCCGAGGTGTAGGTCACCCGCGAGCACTTGTCCATGAGTTTTTCCCATGACACCCTTTTGTTCTTCCAGGTCACGGCCTTGCGTGAATGGGCTGTCGCGATTTGCAGTTTTCTATTCATGGCATCCTCTTACGTTTGGAGCGGAGCATAGCCGGAAGTCCGGGCAACTGTCCTCCTCGTCCTTGTCTATGTCGGTTAGTAAGCAATATCCGTTGGTATAGGCCGCGCAGTTGGCGCAGCATGCGTTGATTTCTACCATTAGTCTTTCATATAATATTTAGTTGTGTATCCGGCCCCCTTGAGTGGCAGGCCTCTTGCCCATTCTATCTCTTCATCGAACAGTGATTCGACGAGCGAGAGAGGAGTGTCCTTGTCGGCCTCGACGATGATCTCGTCATGCACATGGAACACCACATCGAGGTTCCATCTCTTCGCCTTGAGAATCACTTCGCCAAGGATGTCCCTCGCAATGGCCTGCACGATGTTCTCTACTATCTTGCCTCCGTATGTCCGTACTGAAGTCCATTTCCTTGTCGTTTGGTTCACTCCTTCATACTCAAGACTCTCGTGGTCTCCACGCCAGCTGTCATCACGCTCTATGCCCACCTTGGCTCTTGGATAGACTATTGTCCTCCCCGATGGCAGGGCGACAGTCAGACAGCCCCATTGGCGGTCGAAGACGATGCCCCGGTTGAATCCCATCTTTCTGCCCGATTTCACGGCAGTGATGGCTGCGTTTTCAGCGTTCCTCCACATACGGACAATTCTCGGGTTGCTGTCCCTCCATTTCCCCACGATTTCGCTTTCCTCTTCCTTCGTGAGTCCAAGACGGGCACCTCCCATGGCTTCCAGTGCGGCTACGCCTCCACCGTATCCTAAGGCGAGCACGGCTATCTTTCCCTTCTGCCTGAGATGGGCGTTGCGGCCATGCTTCTCGACGGGCACACCGAACATCTGGGAGGCAGTGGCGCAGTACACATCACCACCGTCACGGAACACATCGAGTACCCATTTCTCTCCAGCGAGCCATGCGATGACTCTCGCCTCTATGGCAGAGAAGTCGCACACATGGAACACCTTTCCCTCAGGAGCGATGAAGGCGGTGCGGATGAGCTCGGACAGTGTTCTTGTCACTCCGCCGTAGCAGAGTTCAACGTCATCCGTGTCTCCTTGCCTCACCATCTCCCTCGCTCCGTCGAGGTCGTCGATGTGGTTCTGCGGCAGATTCTGCACCTGCACCAGCCTCCCCGCCCATCTCCCGGTGCGTGCCGCGCCATAGTATTGGAGCAGGCCTCGCACGCGGTCATCAGAGCACATGCACTGCAGCATGGCGGTGTACTTCTTGTTGGATGTCTTGCCGAGTTCGCGTCTTATTCCTATGAGCCTTTTCGCGTTCGGCCAGTATTCCAGTCTGCTCTCCCACTCGTCGAGTGATGCTTTGTCTATCTTCGACACCGGGAAGCCTGTCACCTTGTGCAGGTAGTCTTTGATTTGAGATGGGCTGTTCGGGTTGTCCATGCCCGTGATGCGCTTGGCTTCCTCCAGGAGTTCGGCCTTGTATTCCTCATCCATCCTTGCGGCGGCGAGCACGAACTCACGGTCTACCATCACGCCACGGTCATTGATCAGCGCGTCTGCCTCCCACAGCTCACGGTCGAAGGTGGTCTCCTCCAGCCTGCCGACTCTCGCCAGCACACCTTGCTCTACTTCCACATCTCTGATGTTGTAGGCCTTGAAGGTCTCCCATCGGTCCCAGCTGTCGTTCGGCATCTTCCTCTTCCCGTCCTTGTCGGGCTTCGAGAAGTATCGGATGAGGGCGCGGCCCTCTTCCATCTTTCCCTCCGTCAGCTGGAGCACTTTGGCGCATTCACCGAGGCTGAGAGGCAGCCCCATGCGGGCCGCGGCTACCATGGTGCACCGCCACTGTGCCGGGTCGAGATACCGCCCGGTGGGCATGCCGAGCCATCGGCTCAGGCACACCCGCTCGAAGTTGGCATTGAAAGCGGTCTTGAGGACACTGGCATCGGTGAGAGCGGCCTTGATGTTGTCGGGCAGTTCCTCTCCCCGGGCGAGGTCTACGCAGCGCACCTCTCCATGATCCTCGCAGTAGGCGAAGAGCAGGATGGCAAAGTCGGGTGACTCCGCATAGCGGTAGACTCCGCATGCCGCGAGGTCAACGCTGCTGTAGGTCTCTATGTCAATGCCCAGTTCAATCATTAGAGGTCATCATCTTCGTCGTCGTCCTCATAACCCTCGAAATCGGATTCCGCGGATTCCTTGCCGCCGCCAAGACGGTCGTCGTCCTTCCACTTCATCACGTTGTCGATGGCTGCTGCGATTCCCTTGTTCACGCCTTTGTCGTATCCGTAGAACGATACCGACACCATGGCCCACATGCCGCTGTAGACTTCCTCCTCGTCGGTGATAGGACTGCGGTCGCGGTCCACCACTCCAGGCTTGGTGTTGCTCTTGGCGTTGATGTACCAGTGGCCTGCGTAGGTCTCGTCGTCACGTTCGTCTCCGTCGCTCAGAGGGAGGGTGATTTTCTTCGGCGTCTTGCCTCCCCATTTGGCCTCTGCGTACTCCTTCTGGGCGTTCTCAATGGCTTCCTTGATGGCCTCTACGGTCTTCTTCTCCTTCTTCGGCACAAGGATGCTGGTGCTGTACTTTCCGTTCTCACTGTCACCCTCAAAGGAGTGCTTCTCAAGCAGGTGAACATAGCTCAGTCTTACCGGGCCGAAAATCACCTTGCGGTTTTTTACTTTTGGTTCTTTCATGATTTTGAATTTTGATAATTAATAATCTTTGAAATCGTCTTCTGCTGAATTGATTGGCGGTCGTTTGTCGCTGTCGGGTACAAGAGTTGGTTTTCCTTGCGGTTTCTCGATGAACTTCGAGCAGAGCTCGTTGAACTTCTTCTTGCCGATTGTCTTCTCAAGGTCGGTGATGGTTCGCAGTTCCTGGGGCTTCATGAACGAGTCAAAGGAGTAACCTGCTTCTTGCAGTGCATCGGCCACGGCCTCGGGGTTGGCTATCCTTCGCACGCTGCGCCCCTCCACCAGCTTCCATCCATCGAACCTCACTCCCTCGAGTGCTTTGTTTAGTGTGAACTCCTCCATCGTCGACACCCATGTCTTGATAGTGGCGAGTGTGGGCAGTATCCATTTGGCTATTTCCTGGTCAGTGAGCAGCCTGGGGTCCTCAAAGTTGATATGCGTATGCTGGCACATTGTCGCGAGACTCTTGCACCTTGCTCTGACCTTGCAGAATCGGCACCAGTCTCCTACGTTCTGATGGCCTTTTCCTTGCCATGCTTCATCCGCTTTCGGCTTGAGCGTGTTGCTAGCCCAGTCGAGCAGTTGCTTTATGTCGATACTCCATTCGCTGATGTTGTTGAGTCTCGGCTGGAAGATGGTCATTCTCACTTTTCGGATGTCATACTCCAGGTCGAACAGCTTCCACGCTCCGAGTGCGTAGATCATCATCTGCGGGTTGTTCTCCGCGTCCACCTTCACGCCCTTTCCATACTTGAAGTCAATCACCTCGATGGTGTTGTCGGCTATGATTACGGCGTCTGCGGTTCCGAAGGACTCAGGCACCCATTCTCCGAAGTCGAGCCTTGTCTCCACAAGCAGTCTTGCATCAGGTGTGCTCTTCTTCAGGCTCTCGAATTTAGTCCAGACATAGGTCACATATTCCTCCGCATACTCTCCCATGGCGGCTGAGTAATATTGGTCGCGGAGTTCTTCTATCTCCTCGCTCTCCGAAGTGGTGGGAAGTCCAAGCAGCGTCTTCAGGCTCATGGCGCAATAGGCGTGGGCGAGAGTTCCTTCGCGTGCGAACGCGCTGCCTTTGTCCTCTTCATGCTCCTCCAGTCTTGCCGATGGAGTGCAGTTGAGCCACCGATGTGCGGAACTTGGACTGAGTAGTGCGTGTGCTGCCATATCAGAAAGGAGGTTGAGAGATTACGGCATCACCCTCGAGAACGAGGTTGTCTACCTGTGTGATGAATGACAGTCTGCGGTCCTCTGCGATGTCGGGAATCTTCTCCGCCTCGCAGAAGGTCACGATGCTCTTGATGGCGGCGGTTACCTTCTTGTGGTAGAGCTTGTATCCTTCTCCCGTCTTCTCCTCCCAGTCGGTTCCCTCGATGCGCTCACGGCATCTTGCCACTGCTGCGCGCATGTCTGCGACGGTGGGAATGGTTGGCTGAGGTTCTTCGGGTTCCTGGGCCTCGGGTTCTGGTGTTTCTTCCTTCGGTGGCCAGATCTGCTCCTTCTTGTTCATGGTCACACCGTCTTCGGTGGCTACGGCCTTCACGATTCCGGCGGTCTTGTTCTCAGGCAGCTGTGACAGTATGCCGCTCTGCGCCATGGCCTCCGCTGCCTTCCTGAAGTTGTCGACGCATGCGAGTAAATTCTCGCTGACGTCAAATCTGAATGTTACTTTGATTTCCATATTTACAATAAATTAATGATATCTGCTCTTTGAGAAACTGAACTATTTTTGGGGCGCCTTTTTTTATTATTTCCTCCCATACTATAATAGTAGCTTGAATTTTTAAAAAAGGTTCTTCTGTTGTTGTCATAAAAATGTCAAAAATCCAGTCTCCTTCTTCAAGGTATATATAATTTACTTCTTTAATGACATATTGCCATCCAATCTCCGTTCCTTCAAGCCTGCGTTTTACTATTTCAAACCTATACTTTAATGCCGCTAGCTCTCTTTCTGCCTTTGCTATATCTTCTTCTATTATTTTTTGGTAATGTAATGATTGATGGCAGTCCTCGCAGAGTGTGATGAGGTCGCTGTCAGGGCAGCCCCATGGGTCACCATGACACCGCTTATATGCTAAGTGATGGACATGGAGTGTCTTATATTTTGCACCGCATTGTTGGCATGTGAAGTTGTCGCGAGTCATTATCTCGCTTTTCTTCTTCTGCCAGCGTGGGTCTAATAGTTTTTCTCTATAGTTCATATTCAATTATATAAATTAGGTTAATAATTTGCGCCCATGGGTGGAGTCGAACCACCGCTCAATGGAAAGGTAAAATTTCAAAAAACCTTGCCGCCTTGCTCCGTCGTGCGGCTCTCATGGGCGTGTAAAACCAAGCGGCTCTCACGAGAGGCTTGGGGGACACCTAATATCTTAGATTATGATATGAGTGAATCAGAAAAGCAGGTAGCGGCATTCACATGAGGCTGACCCTGTGGTCACATTGAAAAGAATTGTAATTCATTAATTCAGCATTACGCCACCGCCGTGGCCAAAAAACTTCACTATGGAAAATCAGATGTCGGAAAAAATAATTGATTGATTGGAAATTGTACGCTATAGGGAAGCCGCCCGCACAGTCCGGGCACTATGGCAGCGATTGCCCGCTGCGCGTCGGGGCGGCTATGAGTCTACATATCGGTCGATGAGGCCCTCCTCGTGGAACATCCAGCGCCCGTTGGGCATGAGGATGCCGCCGAGCGCCGCCGCCTTCCTGCGGACGGTGAACTGGGGGATGCCGAGGACCTCCGCGGCCTGCTGGGTGGTGAGCAGCTTGTCACGCCTCGCCATCCTCGCCACCTTCGCCATGAACTTGTCATTGGTGACCAGTTCCTCGCAGATGGCCTTGGCCAGTTTCCTCACCTCGTAGTCCGTCATACCACGAAAGCTGCTAAAAGGAGGCACACGCAGAAGATGCCGATGAGCACTTCGGTTGACACTCTCTTGTCCATCCAGGCACAATACTGGAGTAATGGGTCGTTGCTGTTCTTCTTCATGATGGTTGGTGTTTAGATTAGACCTGCTTGTTTGATTGCGTTGTATGCGGTTTGATGGGCCACTCCGTGACGGGCGGCAATTTGGGTGATGAGCACGCTGTCAGGCATGCCTTTGCCCTTCTCGTTCATCCATTCCTCGCGGATGGCATTGTCGCGTTCTGCACGCTGTTCGGTCATTGATAAAATTTTATTGCTCATTTTCTTGCTTTATTGAAAATATTCTTCTATATTTGCAAAAGTATTGTAATTCGCTTGCAAAGTTATTTAGTATTCTTCAATAATCCAAATTTCACATTGAAAATGTTTCAATAAATCTACGCAAATTTGCGTAAAAATTACTTACAACTATGGAAAAGACTGTGAAACAACGACTTATAGAATACCTTCGTTACAAAGGTATCGGTCAAAATCGATTTGAAAAGAGCGCAGGAATCTCCACTGGCTACATTTCCAACCTCCGCCACGCCCCTGGAGCATCCCATTTATTGAAAATCTTAAATGCCGCACCCGACCTCGACAAGGTGTGGCTCCTCACTGGTGAGGGCGAGATGTTGGCCAGCAATGTCACCCCATTGGGACCAGCGACCTCGGATGAGTTCACCATCACAAAGAACGGCACGAGGTTCGACAGGCGGAACGACGGCAAGCTGCTCATGCGTGTGCCCCTCGTCCCCTTCTCAGCCCTCGGCTCACCTGCCGACGAGTTCGCGGAGCTGGACAAGACGGAGGCCGACACTATCACCATCGAGGTGACGGAGGTGCACCACGGCAGCTACTACGCCTTCCGCGTCGAGGGTGACTCGATGGATGACGGCACGCGCAAGAGCTTCGAGAGAGGTGACATCGTGGTGGTGCGTGAGCTGGGCAGAGACAAGTGGCTGCCCAAACTCCACTACAAGGACTGGCCGTACTGGGTGGTGTGCTTCGGCAACAACGTGCGCCTGAAGGAGGTGGTCGCCCATGACGGCCCGACCATCACGCTGCACTCCATCAACCCCTCGCCAGAGTACACCGACTTCACCCTCAACCTCGACGATGTGCAGCGCCTGTTCAACGTGGTGAAGAAGGTGCCGAAGGAGGTCAATTTTGGCGTATAACAATAATATATTATGAGGACAATCTATTTAACCGCCATTCTATTGCTGGCCTCCGTGGCGGCATCGGCCCAGACGACATACATCCCGACATATAGAAGCTACCTGCACATCGTCACGGGCAATGATACCATATCGGTGGCCAACAACCTCGACACGCTGGAACTTGCGGAACCTGGGGGCATGTTCGCGCTCAGGCTCGACCATGAGGATGTGACCAAGGAGAAGGTGAAGGCCATCAAGCGGGCGAAAAGAGCAGCGGGGTGGGCTACATTCTCCGCCATCATGTCGGGCATCTCCACGGTTTTCAGCGACAACACGCTTCAGTACATTGTCAGGAGAGAGAACACCCGTATGGTCGCAGAACTCGCTGATTTCTATCGGGCGAACGCAAAAGAAAAGCAGATTCTTGAGATTGTCATGTTTGTGGACAACACATCAGATCATGAGCTGATGGTGTGCGACATGGAACGAGGACTGACATGGTGGATACAGCCACGACAAACCATGAGGCTTAAACTGAACAACCCCGAGGTGTCAAATATGCGTATCAGTGACCCGCAGAGCACGACCGTTAGGTTTGCCACTGTCATGGCTGGCAGCAAAGTGACAAAATGGGAGATAGACCTCGAGACCGACGAGTATTGGTTCTCCCCCGTCTATCGATGGGAGAACAAGCCGCACGACGACGCCAACATCATCCACTACATCAGAATCAGCAAGGCTGACTACACCGAGACAAAGGTGGGGAAAGATGAGTTCATAGACCTGAAAAGAGCCATCAGAAAAAGCAAAAAGTAATACAAATTTATTACCAAATCAACAAAAACAAGCCGTAACTCGCTGATAATCACCATCCGTTACGATTCCCCTATCCACTACGAAAGGGGCTACACAGCCCCTTTTTTATTGCGCTGAAAATCAAACGTTTAGTAAACAAAACCCCTATCTATCAAGCACTTATAAAGATTGCACCTTCTGCACAAATGTGTTGCAAAGTATTGCAAAGTGTTGCGTTGTGAACAGTTTTCTATTATTAATTTATTACCTAAAGCAGACAAATTTATTACCCATGAAAATTCCAAAGATAAAATTCGTGTTCGACCGCAAGAAGGTGAGCGGTAAAGACAAAAAGGGAAGCGTGGAGATGCGCATCACCTATGACTTCAAGCAGAAATATATGAGCACTGGTATCTCCGTCTACCCCCGCCACTGGAACGAGAAGACGCAGCGCATCGTCGGTGCGCCTGGTGCTCTGGAGTATAACGAGATTCTCTCCGACATGGAGCGCAAGACGCTCAGAATCATCTCAGGAATGGCCGAAAGCGGTCGGGTGGACATCTCTGCCATCCCCACCCTCTTACGCTCGCAGACGGCCTCTATCACGTTCCTGGAGTACATGTGTCAGCGCATGGAGAAGAAGAACGTGGTGGAGAACACCCACCGCTCGCATGTGACAACATATAAAAAGGTAGTGGAGTTCGGGAAAATCAAGTTCTTCGCTGACATCACTCCTGCCAACATCCGTGCATTCGGTGAATGGCTGCATGCCTACAAGATGCCCGGTGGCAAGAAATACTCGCAGGCCACCATTTACAAGCTCACCTCCAACCTCTCGCTCTTCATCTCGGATGCCGTGGTGGATGGCTACCTGACTGAGAACCCGTACGTCTCGAAGAGGCTGAACGAGGACAAGGGAGGAACCAGGATAGACCAATATCTCACGCCTGAGGAGGTGGAGCAGATTGAGAGTGCGAGGATGCCGACACAAGCAGTGGAGAAATCGCGCGACCTGTTCCTGCTCCAGTGCTACACGGGCATGGCATACATCGACCTGATGACCTACGACTTCAGGAAGGTGCGTGATGACAGCGAGCAGGTGTGCCGTGGCACCCGACACAAGACTGGCGTGGAGTTCGTCTTCGTGGTGACGGACAAGGCGAGGGCCATCCTTGAGCGGTACAAGTTCAAGGTTCCACAGCTCAGCAATCAGAAATACAATGCGCACCTCAAAATCATGGCCGACGCTGCGGGCATCGACAAGCCCATCACATCGCACATGGGAAGACGAACGGCAGGCTCGATATGGCTGAATATGGGCATCCCCATCGACGTGGTGGCGAAGTGCCTGGGCCATCAGTCCATCCAAGTCACGCAGCGTGCCTACGCCAAGATTCTCGACACCACCGTTGTGGATGCCTTCAGGAAGGTCAACGAAAAACGCGAGGAGTAATCACTCCCCGCGCTCGTTCAGTCCGTTGATCATCCCTACGAGGTCGTTCACCTCCTCCTCGCTCGGCAGGTCTCCCCGGTCCTCCTTGTCCCAGTCGAGGGGCAGCAGGTCATGGGGAGAGCGTATGCCAGCCTTCTGCAGGTCGGTGTAGGGCATGGCGCTCATCACGTTGTATGCGTGCCAGCGGATGGCCGACCAGAGGTCACGGTGGCGCTTGTAGTATCCGCGGAGGAGGCGGCGTGCCTCCCAAAACTGGATGTCGTAGAGGAACTCGTGGCGGCTGACTCCTATCTCGCCAACGAACAACTCATAGAGGTCGTTGGCTGTCAGTCGTTTTTTGACGGCTCTCCCTTCGCCTCGTCCTTCGGCTCTCCCACTGGCAGCTCATACCACTCCGCACGCAGCTTGAAGATGGCTGCCATGGCCTCGATGAGCTCCTTCGGCTTGGCCTGATACATGAGGTCCTCGTCCTTGACGGGAGGCTCCTCGTCACGGCCTTGGTAGTAGGAGAGGATGGCTGAGATGATGAGGTAGGTGACGTGTTCTGGGTCGGTGGCGTCGAACTCGTCGAGGTTCTTGCCCGTGTAGCGGTGGAAGCCTATCTCCGTGGCGTAGCAGTAGGCCACGCTCACCGCCTTCCCCGCGATGGTGATTTCCTTGCTTGTCATGCGATTAAAAGATTAAGCAGCCCGTCGGTGTGGCGGGCTGCATGAGTTTACGGTGTGCTGTTCGCAGGCTGCGGGGCAGGGTTCACCGTCATCGCTCCCTGCCCGGTGAGGGTGTAGGAGTAGGTGGTGTTCTGCCTGTTGTCGGCGTTAACCTGCAGATTGGTCAGCTTGGCGGTGCCGCTGAAGAGGGTGGCGTCGACGGTGCGGTTGTTGGTTCCCTTCACCGTGACGATCTTCCAGTAGAGCAGCGTGTCGCCGATGGCTGACATCATATCGTTTAGTGTGTTGGCGGAGTTGCCGCCGAGAGTGTCGTTGTCGGTGATGACAAGAGCGCTGCCGCTGATGTCATATGACAAACCTGTGACCTCATATTCCAGGGCGTCGCCCGTGGTGTCTTTGGAGCTCGACTCCTCAGTCTGGGCTGACAAATGCAGGGTCATGTCCTTGGCAGCTGCAATCACCTTGGTGGGATTGGCTGCGGTGGAAAGCAATAGTCGGGTGTATTGTCCTCTTTTCATGGCTTACGAAAGGGCTCCTGTACCCTGATATTGTGAAGTGACGGTGACCGTGGTGCGGTCGTTGAACTGCAGAGAGAGGTCGTTGAGAATGGCGTTTCCGCTGCGGGCGAAGGATGCCTCCTGGGCGACTCCGTTGCCGGAGCCTGCCGTCTGGTCCCATCCAACGGGGACGGGCTGCGATGCCACGAAGGTGTTGACGAGGGCGATGAGGTCGGCGACCTCTGCGTCGTAGCTGTCCACCTGTGCGGACCATGAAGTGGAGACGACGGTCTCCTCATTCCATGCCACGACCGTGTCCTTCGTCGAACTGTCCTCGGTGTTGCCCGTGAGCGTCACACTGCACGACGTGGCCTCCGGGATGACTGCCCCGGAAACCAGGAGTCGAAAGTTCTGGCCTTTGATTTTGCTCATAATATTTTACCTTTCAGTTTCACATTGATACCTTAGCACCTGCCAGTAGCATTTCCTCAGGTCATCGTACTGTATGGCTCCAGCGGAGAACTGGTAGTCGATGACGTCAGTCTCCTCGTCGCCCATGTACTCCCTCACCGTCTCCCTCACCGTCTCCGTGAGCGTGTGCAGCTGCTCGGGGTCGTTGCCCGTGATGTTGATGCCGATACTCACGTTGTCGGTGTCGCCCTCCATGTCGTCCTTCGTGATGGAGTCGTTGTTGAGTCCGTCGAAGGTGACGATGATGAACGGGCAGGGAGTGTTGGCGAGCTCCTCGTCGGGCAGCGGGATGGCCGTCGAGTAGAGACGGTTGCCGATGTCCTCCATGAGGTCGGAGTTGCTTCGGATGGCCTTGATGAATGTGCTGTCGGTGTGCAGGCTCATTGCTTGTGGTTTTTGCCTCCTCACCCCCGCCATGGGCTTTCAACTCCACGACGGGGGACGCATGACGCGCGGGGAAGAGGGCAGGCTATTCGATAATTGCTTGGGCGAGGAACTGCACCGTGTTGGCCTGCCTGTCGGAGTGGAAGGTCTCGGGCAGTATCTGGTAGGTCATCCCCTCATGGACGATGCGCGAGCGCATGTTGATGCAGGGGGACCATAGCATCCTCACCATGACGACACCATAGGCGTCGACGGCACCCTCGCGGAGGGCATACTTGCCCTTCTGCCAGTCAACCGCCGCCCAGCAGCGGAACGACTCCTCCCATTGCACGCCGCCAGAGTCAACACCCCAGTCGCCCACGGTGGCCTCCTTGCGGTTCTGCACAACGATCAAGTCCTTCCGAAGTCCTGCTGAATATCCTTTCATGGTGTCTGCTTTAGAGTTTAGGCGGTCTCAGGCTCTGATTCCACCACCTTGTACAGCTTGAATGCCGTGCTGGCGTTGTTGCTGTTGTTGATGTAGACCGAGAGGTCTGTCATCGACCATGCGGTGTTCAGCGTGATGGCGGTGATGTTTTTCTTGGCGACGCCCTGTGATGTTGCGTCTACAGTCAGTCTCACCTCATCATGCTGCTGAAGAGCGAAGTAGTTCCAGCAGCCGATTTCGATGTATCGGTCGGCGGTGGGCACGAGGTCGTACTTGTCGTCGCCTTCGCCGCCCTTGAACTCGGTGTTCACGAAGTGGCTCACGGTGTAGTCGTAGCCAGCGCACTTGCCGTTCTCGATGATGAAGCCGCCCTGGCCAGCTGCCTTCGGTGTGGCCTTCAGCTCGGCCTCGGTCACAGCGTCCATGGAGAGGCAGATGTCACCGTCCATGAAGCCCACGTTCTTCAGGCCAGCGATGGCGGTGAGGATGTTCTTGTAGGCGTTGGCGTCGATGGTGAGGTTGGTGGCGGAAGCCTTCTTGTTGGCGAAGGGGCCCTTGTTACCGGTGTAGGCAGCGAGCGAGTAGATCTTGCTTGCGAGGTACTTCTTGGTGGCGAGCTCGAACTTGGTCTGCACGAACAGCATGACGTCGAAGGCTGCGTTGTCGATTGCGCGGTTGCTCACGGGAACGGTGAGGCCCACGCGACGTGATGTAGGCGCGATCTTCTCGAAGTGGAGCACCTGGTCGTTGAGGTTTGACACCTCGCCGACTTCCTCCATCTCCACGTCGTCGACGCTCACGGGCCACAGCTCGTTGCCGATGACACCAGTCACGACCTTCAGACCAGCGGGGAGTCCGAGGCCCTCGTTCAGTGTGGGGATGATGTCGTGGATGGTCAGGTTGATTGCGCCGGACTCCTCGATGGAGTTCTTGCCGGAGCTGTAGGCGTTGAGAAGAATCTCACGCTCTGCGCTGCCCTTGCGCACGTTCTTGAGGTACTCGCGGAAGGACTCGCCACGCATGGCCTTGCTGCGGCTTGCGTTTGCCTTGGCATTCTCGAGCTCGAGGTTGATGCCCTGCATACTCTCCTTGCACTGGTTGATTTCACGGGAGAGGTTAATCTCCTCCATCTTCTCCTCGGGAGTCAGTTCACGGTTGGCGGCCTTGATGTAGAGGTCGCCCAGCTTCTCGTTCGCGTTCTTGTAGCGCTCACGAAGCTGCTCAAAAGTCTGTTTCATCTTTTCAGGATTTTGGGTTATACTTATTTTAGAACTCAATCTCATTTGCCCTGCGCATGATGCCGAGCCTGCGCAGTTGCTCACGGCGGAAGGCCTCGGCCCTTGCCTCTTCCTCCTGCCGCTGCTTCTCCTCTGCCTCACGCTTGGCGGCCTCCTCGGCCTCCTTCTCTGCCTTCCCGGTCTCGGTGGTGTCCCACAGTTCGCGGGCATTGACGGAGGTCTGCTTGTATGCGGGGTCGAGGCCGATGGTAAGGGCCCCGATGGCGGAGAACTTGCGGTGGGTGATCTTCACCTCGTTGCCGCTCTCCTCCACGTCGTAGTCTTGTGGCCAGAACTCAAAGGAGCAGCCGCTGTAGTCGCCTCTGCGGACCATCTCAAGACAACGGTCGCCGATGTCGCACTTGGGCGCATCGAACTCGAAGTTCACGCCGTTCTCGTCGACGGAGAGACGCAGGGAGCCTTGTCCCTTGTTGCAGCGTGCGATGGTGAGCTGGCGGTCGTGCAGCATGTTCATCTTGATGTCTTGGGTCTCGAGGAACTCCATGGTGCATGCCTCTGGGGCGATGACTTCTCGGAATCGCATTCCCCAGTCGTCGAGTATCTCGCTTTCAGCATTAAACACGATGGCTGTGCCTGTGATGGTGCGAGACTCGCCCTTCTCATCGGGTGCAGCTTCTCTGATGGACAGCTGGCACTCCAGGGTTCTGATTTCTTGTTTTGCATCCATATCGCGTTTTTTTATTGTTCGTCAATCATGTAAGGGTTTACCAATACGTCTCTGAAATAATGTATGTCAACACTGTGTATCTCATTTCCATATATCCTTGTTGTCGTCAAGCCATTTCAGCTGGCCGAGTAGGTCACGGTTCCATGACCCTCTGCCGAGATGCTCGATGTAGGGGACGAGTTTCATGTTCCTCGCAACGAGTTGCGGCTTCGTGTTGATGATGTCCTCGAGGAGGGCGGCTCCTGTGTCGTACCAGTTGCCGCGGGTATTCTTCCCCGGCTGCATGGCCCAGCAGCGCATGGGGTCGTAGTACCTTGCGCCGTTGGCAACAAGCAGCGGCACGTTCATCCAGCAGAGCAGGGGCAGGAGCCTCGGTATGCGGTGGATGTTGCCGGGTTGTGTCCATTGTATCCTGCCTACGGCTGCGTATTCTGGCTGCCACATCCACGACACGTCTGCCTTGACGATCACGTCGCTCTCGACGAGAAGGAACGGCTCCTTCAGGGCCTCCCATAAGTACTGCACGCTCATGCAGTGCTTCATGCTGCCGTAGTTCGACATCGTAGCGTGGTAGGTGGCGCGGTCGGGGTACTTGGCCAGTTCTGCCTCGAAGTCGATGGCCTGGCCCTTCGTGTTGTCTATCCTTTTCACGCCCTTCATGCGCTTCCTGAAAGGACGCTTGTCAGAGTTGTCGAGGACGGTGATGCGGTAGTCATCCCCTCCGTTCTTGCGGATGCTTAGGATGCATGCCTCTGCCAACTCGGGTGTGTTGTAGTGAACGATGGCGACTTGCTTCATTCTTCCTCTTTCTTTGGTTGTGGCTCGGTCGGCCTGCCGCCGCCGTTGCTGCGTAGCTTCTCACTGCCCACCTCTGCGAGGTTGGTGGAGACATAGTGGGCATCGCCTCCTGGAATGCTGGGAAGGTCGTACTGCTTCAAAATGTCGTTGGGACTCCAGCCCGTCTCGAGGTGTATCTTGTCAATCTCTGCCTGTCCCTTGGCGTCGAGCCTGCGGAGAGCGAGCTCGCACACATGGATGCGGCGCTTTTTGAAGTCCTCACGGGTGAGCAGCTTGCGGGTGAGTTCGTCCTCCCACTCGCGGATGCGGGGCTGGATGGTGCGCAGCATGAACTCCTGGGTGGCGTGCTCGGGCATCTTGTAGGAGCCGCCCTCGCCTATCATGGCCATGACCTTGGGCACACCGAGGAGGCGGCAGATGGCCTCGTCGCTGTAGCCTCTCTGCTCGAGGAGCTGCAGTTGTTGGGCGGTCTGCGAGATGATCTTCACGTCGGCGATGTTGTCGAGCAGCACCACGTCGTTGCTTGCCCAGTCCTCGGCGAACTTCTGCGTCATGCCCTTCAGCTGGTTGCGGTCTGCGCGGCCACGGGTTCCGAAGGTGGGCGCCTTATCCTCTTGAACGATGATCTTGTGCTTGCCTCCCTTCGCCATGTCCTGAAGGCTCTGGTCGTCGCCAGTGGCGGAGATGGAGAGCGTGCGCAGCGCATAGGTGATGAGCGCCACGCCATGGTACATGTCATCGGAGAGGATGGGCGACTTGAAGTGCAGCACGTCATGTGGGCTCACTCCCACCCTCGACACGCTGCCGCCGTTGTAGTTGTAGTTGATGGTGTAGGTGTCGGCCAACGGGTTGTAGCTTCCGCTCGTGCAGAGCCACAGCGCGGATGGGTCTCCGAACGGGTCACGCTCGATGAAGACGTAGGCATTGCCGTCGTATATCTTGCGGAACTCGATTTGCTCCTGCAGCTGCGATGCCGTCATGAGGGGGTTCGGGGACACCTGCAGCAGGTAGTTGAGGTTCCTGCCCGGTCCCCATCCGTCCTCGACATAGTTGCCGCCATCGCCATTGAGCTTCTGGTACTGGATGACCATCTGCCCCATGGTCTGCATGATGAGCGTCACGCAGCGGTTCCATGTGGGCACGCAGAGGCTTGTCTTCCCCCTCGGGGTGACGATGTTGGCCTGCCAGTTGGCTGATTTTGTCTCCTGGTTCTCGGGCGCGTTCGGGTCGGTGGTCGTCACCTCCCGATGCTGGAACCAATTACGGAAGAAGTTGTCCATGTCATATCGTTTTTCATTCGTTGAGATGCCGCCGTGGGTTAACTCAGTGCCCCCGTGCCCTGGAACTGAAACGAGCCTTGCACGAGGTTTCCACGCGTTGCGGTAATCTTGCACTGCGTGAGGATGGCGGTTCCTGAGACTCCAGTGTTGTCGGCTGCGTCTCTCGCTTTCACCTTAATGGTGTAGGATGTGCCGACGCTCAGAAGGTCACGCACTCCGCTGTTGGCGGTGATGAGATAGCCGCACGAGAGCGACCATTCCTTGCGGCCTGTGATGCGTGCCCGCCATGTTCCCGTCATGGCGCTCGCCACCTCGATGGTGTCCACGCTTGTGCTTATCTCGCAGGACTTCATGCCAGCGATGGCCGTGCCGTCCTTATAGATGAGGATATTGTTTCCGTTCATGGTAAAGAGTATTTATAAACTATTGGGTGGTCTGCTTCCGTTAACGCATTGCGTGCTGCTGTGGTATTCGTAGGATATGGCCTAATACGCACTACATACTTTTTTCCTTGTTCGGGTATCCATTCATAATCATTCGGATATTGCAAGAAACCATTTACAAGCCGTGGGTCAGTGTTGCAAATCGGTGCGCCAACTGGAATTGGGTATATTGTGTATTCCGTTTTCCCATTGGGAATATGGACTTTAGCCTTTATAGCGTCGCTGCCGAAATCAATCTCCTGCGTCACTTGGTTAGTCGTATTACTGGAGTATCCAGTTGATGTGAGAGCCTTGTTGTACCATGTAAGAGGGATTTCCTCTTGGACAAGAACCTGCACCGTATGCACCTCGATGCTCACCACGCCTGTCACCTCCTCGATGCTGATCACGTTGCCGTATCCCGGCCATGCGTCGGCGGAGATGTTCACGCCGCCCATGTACACGTCGATGTAGTCGATGTCGTAGCCGTCGTCGGGGAAGATGTTAATCTGCACATAGGCGCCTGCCTGCACATAGGATGGCGCGTCGCTCGTCACGTTGCCCGCCACGGTGATGCTGAAGGACGAGGCATTGTCGTCGAGGCATGGGCTGCGGTGCAGCGTGAGGACATGCTTGTCGTCCCACGGGTCGAAGTCCATGGCGATGAGCCTCCAGCGCTTGTTGGCGAGCCAGTAGTCGATGAGCTTGCAGTAGGGATAGGAGGGCACCGACAGTTTGAACGGGGCCTTGAGGCGCAGCTGTGCCTTGCGCAGATAGGGGTAGGATGTGGGTAGCGGATAGACCTCGTCGCCTATCATGTTCGAGCCTTCCCTCGTGTAGGAGAAAAGCATCGATATGCTCACATCCTCGTCGGAGCCTGCGCTGCCGTTTATCTTGCCTTGAGAGGCGGTGACGGCCTTATACTTGGAGAAGAGCGACTCCAGCTCCGCAAGCTCGAGGTTCTCCACGCTGATGAGCTCTGCCTGAGGAGTGCCCGAGTAGTAGGCGAGCCAGAACTCCACCTCGATGGGTGCGTGTGTCGGCACGCTGGTCACCTCCCATGATGTCGTCGGCGACTCTGCTGCGGAACTTCCCCACAGGCCATTACCCTGGTAGTACTGGCTGCCCGACTTCACCTTGACGGCGAGGTCGTAGTGGGTGAGCACGTCCTCGTCTCCCTCTGCCTTCATCTCGTTCACGAGGTTTCCGAACCTCTTGTCGAACTTCAGCATGAAACCTTTCGCGGGCGGAGAGTTGAAGACGGCGGTGAAGACTGCCGACGAGTATCCCCACGAGGGGTCAACCTTCACGAGGATGCACTGCATCATGTCGCCGATGGCACCGCACTCCGTAGGCATCACCCCGGCGATGCTGACATGGCCGTTGGAGGTGTTGAAGAGGTTGCCCACCTGCAGATGGTCGGAGCGCAGGCAGCCGTCGAGAGGCTGGAACCATGCGGCGTGCTCGTTGCTGTAGTGGCTGTCGTAGACGAACTTCATCTTGTCGAAGCCGAACGATGCCGAGGTGTTGAAGTCACCGCCGAAGTTGATGTTGATGGACTTGTAGGGGAGGATGGTCGACTCCTTGCCGTCGTTCCCCGCCACTTGGCTGATGGTGCCGAGCGCCACCACTGCGGAACCGTCGGCCACGATGGTCTTGCCCGACATGGTGGGGAGGTTGGCGAGGGTGTACTGCGCATAGTCGCCGAAGTGGTCGAACATGGTGAAGACGAGCGCGTCGGGGATGTCGTGGACTATCCATCCGAAAGCGTTGCAGATGCCCTCGATGAGGTCTGCGTAGGTGATAGGCTCGAAGACGGGGTCGCTGCTGTATGCACTCGACGAGAAATTCCCATTGTATGGCGACACCACGAGCGAATTGACCACGCCCTCGATGCTGTGCGCCACATCGGGGATGATGACCTTGTCGTATGCCCCGTTAAGGCCTACGATGGCCTCGTGGAGAAGCGAGGCGAGGCTCACTCGTTGCGGTGTGGTGATGGCGTTAAGGCGGATGCCGTCCGCCAGTCCGAGCGGCGACATGACAGGGAAGCCGAGGCCACGGGGCGACGGCACCCAGTTGTTGTCGAACGACTGCGCCTGCATGTATCCCACGAAGGCGAGGGCGCTGCCGTAGTACATCTCCACATAGTGCTGCGTGTTGGTCTCGGGGTAGAGGTCGGTGAGCTGTCCGTAGCTCGTTTCCACCGCCCTGATATATCCCGTCTTGTAGCGGAAGACGTCGGTGAGGCTCTCACTGTCGTCCTCCTGGAAGGTGAACGGGTTCGCCCCTCCAGTCAATGCTATCACGCCATTCTCGGTGTTGAATGGCACGTCGGCGCCAGTCTTCGAGGTGACTGCGCTGCTGGTGTAGTCCTCCTCCCAGATGTTCACGAGGCAGCCCGTCCCGTTCTGCGACTTGAACTGCATCCTCCATTTGATTCCTCTTGCCATGCTTATCTCGTTTTGGTTGTTACATACTCTCCGCGGCCTCTCCTTCGGTTGGCGTTTCTTACCGCCAGCCTGATGTCCTCGCCCTCGATGTAGGCCTCGAGTGCGAGACCTTGCAGGCCTCCGTTCGTCAGCTGGGAGGCGAGGTTGCCCTGCTGCGCTCGGTTGAGAATCAACTCGCCCGAGTTCACCATCACGGGGATGTTGTCACCCGAATAGCGGTGCCCGGCGAACATGCCGCCCGCTGCCTTCGTGATACCACCCCCGGCAAACGGGATGAGAGCGTCGCTCACCGACGCTGCCGCTGTAACCTTGGTGTCGACTTGTATGAGAGTGAGCAGAGCAGATATTCCCATGAGTATCGTCGACACGCCCTGCGTGATGGCTATCATGCGCTCAATGCCTTCTGGTACTTTGATGCCCATCTCCTGTAGACCGCTGCTGATGGTACTGAAAGGCGCCAAATGCTTGTCTATTTTCCCGGCTGTCTTAGCAAGTACATCCGCCGCAGTTTCCTTCCTCGTTCCTCCGTCCCCCGTGTCGAGGTTGATGCCCTTGCGCTTAGCGAAGGTCTGCATGTCCTCGCCCAGGAGTCCCTTGAGGATGTCGTCCATGGGCGTGATGGACATCTTCGTGAGGGCGGTGGTTGACGCCTCGAACTCCTCGCGCTTGCCCTTCACCACGTCGGCGAGATTGTTGAACTCTACGGCGCTCTTCTCGAAGGACTCCTTGTAGGCCTGGTTACCCACAAGGTTGTATGCGTCAACGTAGGCCATGGTGAGGCGCTCACGGGCGGCAAGCTCCCTCTTCTGCAGGTCCTCGCTGTTGTCCATGCCTGCCTCGAAGCGCATGGTGGCGGTGGCGATGGCGTCCTTGTAGTTCTTCTCTGCGGCAGTCACTGCCTCCGCTGCCTTCTCCGCGTCGGTCTTCTGGTGGGTGGTGCCACCGCCTACCCTGCCGCCGCCAACTCTGCCGCCGCCAACTCTGCCAGTCCTCGGTGTGGTGGTGCCACCACCGCCTCCACCCGTGGCTGCCGGTGTGGCTTTAGGGTTGAAGATGTCCTGCGCACCCGACATAAACTCAGAGCGCATCTGCTTCCAGGCATTCAGTTGGGCGCGCATGTCTGCAGTGTCGGTGCCGTAGTTCGATTTCGCCCACATCATCTCACTCTCTGCTCCTGCGCTGCGGTCTCCGCGTCTCCAGGCCTCCCACGCGCCGATGGCACGCTCCCTCTTCTGAATCTCACGGTCATATTGGGCAAGCAAAATCCTGTAGTTCTGCTGGCTCTTATGCTCCCCCAATTTGCCGAGGTCGCCTCCGACCCTCGTGCCGCCGCCTGCGGACTCATACTCACGACGGAGTCTTCCGAGGGTGGTGAAGTTGTCGATGAGCGGCTTGATTGCACTGTTCAGCAGGTCGAGCGCACCGACCTTCAGGTTATGCCAGAGTGCTGCTCCGGCGTCGGAGATAGGCTGGAAGGTGCGGCCAAGTTCCTCCATGGCATTCTGCACCTCCGCGTCGGCCTTGGCTGCCCGGTCGGCTGCCGTCTCGATGTAGTCGCCAGCGTCCGACATCTGCTGCCTGATAATCTCGGCCACGGCCTTGGTCATGTCGCCCGTGCCCTTCATTTTCTCCTTCACCTCGTTGGCGGAGATGCCGAGGTTGTCGAGTATCATGAGCGACTGCCGTCCGAGGCCCGTCACGATGGAGTCTACCATGTAGTCGACGGACTCGCCAGTGTCCTTGGCCTTCTGCTGTGCGAATGCGAGCAGCGTGCCCATCTCATCGAGGGAGAGGTTGAAGTCGTTGAACTTCACCGCCTGCTTCATCAGCTCGAGGTCGGTGACGGTGCCATGGGTGGCCTCGCGGAGCTTGTCGAGGAGGTCGGGGCGGTTCAGCCTCTCGAAAGCGAGACGGACACCCTCGCCTGCCCTTGCGAGCTCGATGCCCTGCGCCACGCAGTCACCAATCTCCGATGCGAAGTTCATGGCCCATCCCGCGGCCTTGGTGAGCATGTTGCCGCCGAAGACGGAAAGCATCCCACCGAACTTGCCCATGCCGCCGCCACCGCCGCCGGACTCCTTGCCTGAAGCGAGTGAGCGGTTCATGGCCTGCAGTTCCTCGTTCACGGCATGGTACTTCTGCTTCATCTTGTCGATGGCCTGCAGGTACTCCTGCCCAATGGCCTTCTTCTGGGCGTCCGTCATGCGGTTGTACTGTATGGTGAGCTGCTCGATGGCCGACTTGTATTCGTTCATCTGACCCTTTGCGGTCTTCGCCTTGGACTCCATGTTGCCCATCATGCCCACGAACTTGCTCATCTTCCCGCTCTCCTTCTCGAGAGCCTGGGACAGTCCTCCGTTGGCTTGTATGAAGTTGTCGAGGGCACTCTTGGCCTTCTTTAGGCCGGAGTCCCATTTCCCCGTGTTGACTCCAAGTTCAAGTATTGATGCCATATTACGATGCGTTGTCTATGTCGGTGAATTGTTGGTCGGCCCATTTCTCCACTCTGCCGATGAGAGTCTCGCCCAGCTGCTGCGCTGCCTGCTCCATGTCCGTCCTCAGAGTGTGGAAGAATCCCTTGGCCGTGATGTTGCTGCGGTTGCCGTAGGTGGCGCGTGAGCCTCTGCCCGTAGGTCCCTCAGGAGTGGCCACACGCACGTCGGTGCCCTCGTTGAGGAATCGAAGAATAAAGTGTCGGTCTGGGCCATAGTACTCGTTGATGTCCTCGGTGCGCTTGCGGATGCTGCGCTCACGGATGATGCCCGACTTGCCACCCACGGGCCTCATGTCCACACGGCGCTTGCTTGAGATGCGTCCGCGGTTGCCGCAGATGTTGATGTTGCCGCCGAGGCTGTTCTTGTACAGTCTGCGGTAGACTGCGGAGGCGGCGCTGCCTGCTCCAGCCGCTGCGGCTTTCTGGATGGCCTTGTTGCGGACGATGCCGAGGGTCCTGCCAAGCTCCACGCGTATGAGCTCCGAGAACCACCCGTCGAACTCCTGCACGGACATGCCACCCTGCCGCACGGTCTGCGCCTGCCGTTGGGTGCTGTCCTTGGCCACAAGTCTCTCGAGGACCTTCGTGACAATGTCATCCAACTTGTCGAGGCCCTTGAAGTCCGCCATGAGCGCGTCAACGCGGGCGGATGAGGTCGGGAGGTGGTCTTGTAGTGTCATTTTATCTTTATCGAGAGGTGCAAAAAGGTAAACCTGAGAAAAAACGCCCACCCTCACGGGCAGGCGAAACCAAACTCAAAATTCTTAGCGTAATGAGAAAAACTAAAAATCAACGCCTCCTCCGAGGCCAACCTAAAACAATTACTATCTATCTATGAAAAACACATACACTCACTTCTTGTTCCTCCATATCTTCACGGCGATGGAGATGCCGAATATCCATGCCACGCAGAAAGCGACGAGGACGATGTATTCCCACCATCGTGGGCGGTTGGTCACCTTCACCTCCTTCACGCTCTCCTGCGCCCTCAGGGCGGCCCGTAGCGAGTCCACCACGGCCTTGTATCGGTCGGTGGAGTCCACTACGATGGTGCGCTCACTGTTGTGATAATGGTGTATCTCCTTCACGGTGTCGCCCACGTTGTTGAGCGTGTAGGTGTGCACCTCGGTGTTCGTTACTGTGTCTCTCACCGTCTGCACCTTCGTCGTCATGAGCGTGTCGGTGTGCGTCACGATCAGCGTGTCATGCACTGCAATATACTCCGTGATGGTCTTCTTCGTCGAGCATGAGGTGAGGAAGAGGAAGGCGAGAATAATCGCGCCCACTATCACCACCATGCCTGTCTCCTGCTGCCTTGTCATAGTCCTGTCATTTTATGCCTGCTATGTAGACGGTCTTGCCGCCTTGTCTCTTTGCGCTCAACAACTGGCCACGGTTGCCTGCCGCTTTGTGGCTCACATGAATCCAGTCGCATCCATACTCGTCGATGAGTTGGTCGTATGGCAAGTTCAATTTGATGAGAAGGTCGCGCAGTTTCTTGTTGTCCTCAGGGCGGTCGCTCACTGTCCTGATGTCGGCTGCCTCACCGAGGCAGTGCTGGCTCCTTGGCGCGCCTCCCACGGCTGCGTTGAGACGTGGTGAGCGGTAGCCACTGGTCACGATGATGGGGTGTCCGTATGCCTCGCGCAGAGGGTCGAGGACGTTCTTCACCAGCCTTTGCAGGTTGATGGCCACTCCCTCGGTTGGCTTGTTGCTGATGCCCTTGCGCTTGGCGGTGGCACTCGCCACCATCTCCTCAAGGGTGAAGTATTTGCTTGTCCAAATCATAGCACGCTGTTTTCAATTGGGTCGATGTCTGGTTCCTGCTCAATGCCCCCGTCGCCCGATATGGTCACGAGCTTTCGCTTTTTGCACCCCATCACGCCGCACATAAAAGGGCGAAGACTCT